TCGCCCGCAAGGTGGCCGAGCGCGGCCTCACCCTGGTGCCGCTGCGGCTGCACTTCAAGGGCCACCTGGTCAAGGTCGACCTCGGCCTGGCGCGGGGCAAGCGCGCCTACGACAAGCGCCAGACGGTCGCCAAGCGCGACGCCGAGCGCGAGATGGCCCGCGCCCGCAAGGCCCGCACGCGGGCCTGAGCGGCGGGAACACCGCTAGAATGGAGGGCGTTGACAACCACATACGGGGGTGCCTGGGTTCGACCGTGACGGATCGATCCAGGGGAAGCGAGCCGGAGTTCGCGGGGCTCCGCACCAAACCGCGAACACCATAAGCGCCAAGACTGACTACGCGCTCGCCGCCTAAGATTTCTTAGGCAGCCGTCCGCCGCTCTTCGCCTGCGGGAGCGGGTCGGGCGTCGACAGCAGGCTCACCCATGGCGGGACGCCAGCGCCCGCCGCGGGAACACCTCAGCTGGCTAGGACCCGGGAGCGTCGCCACCGGACAGCCCGGGTCCGAACCTGAACCGGTGGCTGCGCTCGGAGAAGCCCTGGGACGACGTTGCGGGACGGGAGTTCGAGTCTCCCCACCTCCACCACTAGGCCAGGTCATTGACCTGGCCTTTTGCGTAGCTGGACGACTGCGGGGCCACGCTGGGGCCACACTTCGGTCGCCGCCGCAGCGGCCCGCGCCCGGTCGAGCCGCTCGGCGAGGTCCTCCAGCTCGTCGGGCCACAGGTGTCCGTAGCGGTCCAACGTCATCACCGCCGACTTGTGGCCGAGCGTCTTCTGCACCGCCTTGACGCTGGCGCCCTGGCGGATGAGCAGGCTCGCCGCTGTGTGCCGAAGGTCATGGGCGCGCAGCTCTCCGGGCAGGCCCGCCCGGACGGCGGCCGGCTTGAGCTGGCCATGCAGGAACTTCCGTTCGCGCAGCGGCCCGCCAAGCGGCGCGGTGAACACCAGCGCATCAGGCTCGGCCGACCGGCTGGCCAGATGCTCGCCGAGCAGCTCGGCCAGGAATCGCGGCAGCCGTACCGTGCGGCGCTCATCGGTCTTGGTTGGACCCCACACGAGCGCGCTACCCACCTCGGTCGCCGACTCGACGACCTCGCATCGGCCGCGCAGCAGGTCGAGCCGCTTGACGCGCAGCGCGACCGCCTCGCCGAAGCGGAGGCCGGTGTAGGCCAGGAAGTAGACGACCACGCGATGGTGCGGCCCGATGGCGTCGGCGAGCCGCTCGACCTCCGCCGTGTCCAGGAACAGCATCTCGCGCTCGACCCGCTTGGGCAGCCGCACCCCCGCAGCCGGGTTGCGGGCCAGCCGGCCGCCGTCGACCGCCGCGGCGAGTACCTGGCTAAGTACCTGATGGGCGTTGCGGACGCGCGAGGGCGACAGGCCGCTCTCTACCAGGGCGGCGATCCGTTCGCGTACGGCGAGCGTGTCGATACCGGCCAGGGTCGCGGTGCCGAAGTGGGGTAGGACCTGATTGTCGAGGAGCAGCCGGTAGGTGCGGCGCGTGGCCGGCTTGAGGTCGGCCGTGGTCGCGTACCACCGCTCGGCCCACTCGCCGAAGCGCTCGCGGCCGGCGGCCGGGTCGACGTAGGCGTTGCGGCGCTTGGCGTCCTCGTTGGCGATCAGCCAGTCTTCGGCATCGCGCTTGCGGGCGAACACCTTGCGACGGGAGTGGCGGGCCGGGTCGCGGTAGCGGACGGAGTAGGTGATCTTGCCTGCCCGAGTCCGCTTCTCTATCGAGGCCACTACCCTCGCCTCCCTGGCTCGGCCGCGGGCAGGTGCCCGCGGCGTCTGGCTTCTCGGATCCACCGGTGCACGGTGGTGACCGGCACCTCCCACACCTTCGCAAGCTCAACGGCCGGGCGGGTCGACTCGTGGGCCGCCTTGCCGTAGATCTCGCCGATCCGCCGGTAGAACTCGTCGCCCTTGACGCGCTTGCCGGCGGGCGGCAGCGCGTCCACCCACGTCAGCGTGCCGGCCTCCGGCTCGCCGAATTGCACGGCGTCCGACAGCTTGGGGGCCCGCACGTCAACCAACCCCTGATGCGTGAGTTCATTGACCCATACCTCGATCTTGCCGATAGGCAGGTCACGCAGGTGGCGTGCGGTGATCCGGGGAAGGGCGTACCGAATCTCGTCGACAACCCACCGGTCAGGCGTGGACTTGTAGCTGAGGTGGACCTTAGCGGCGTAGCGCTGGCCGGGTGGGGTGTAGGCGATCCACCCATCGCCCTTGAAGTCGAGCCTCGCTCTGGCGTGTGAAGCGTCCATACCTGGACGCTAGCACGCGTGAACCGCGCCCGTCTAGGCGTCCACAGTTTGGCACTGGACCCAGCCGCGTGCTATTACTGCGTATGCGTGCTCGCTCATACCCTACCGGAGGTTGCTCGTGCGAGATGAGCTACTGACGCCCGCGGAGGTCGCCGCCTGGCTCCAAATTCCCTTGTCCACCCTGAGGATTTGGCGGCACCGGCGAGAGGGCCCGCCGGCCGTCAAGGTTGGTCGGCTGCGGCGGGACCTGGAGACCTGGCTTGAGTCTCGCCGCCAGGAAGCCGGCGCCCGTGCCAGGTGACCGCAAGCAAGGCGGCCCCATCCGCCGCGATGAGGCCGCCGACTGGGTACCGCCAGGCACCAGCAACATGAGCCTACCGCATCGGGCCGACCCCCAGCGCATCGGCGAGTTGCTGGCCGATTGGCTCGCCATCCGCATGGCCGAGGTCGACGACCTCGTGGCCGAGGCTCACAGCCGCGTCGAGGCGATCCCCGACCTGCGCTCCCTCTGGCTGCTGGCCGGGGAGATCCTCGTGCGGCTAGCTGCCGTCGAGCACGAGCTGGCCAAGCTGCGGAACGCGGCCAGGCCGTGAGTGGCATCCTCTACGATCCGCCCGACCATGGCACGCCCGACGCTGCGGCGCTTCCCGGGCGAGAGCTACGTCATGCTCGACACGATCACCCGCATGCATGTCCGCTGGCTATGGCCGAACAGAGTCCCCCTCGGCAAGGTGACCATCCTGGAGGGCGACCCGGAGCGGGCCAAGTCCACCATCACCCTTGACCTCGCCGCCCGCGTCTCCACCGGCTCGCCGATGCCTGGGGAGACCCAGAAGCGCGATCCGGCCGGCGTGGTGATCGTCTGCGCCGAGGACGACCTCGCCGACACGATCGTGCCCCGGCTGCTCGCTCATGGCGCCGACCTCTCCCGCATCGCCTCGGTCCCCCTGGAGCGCGACGAGCACGGCCATGTCCGGCCTTTGACCCTGCCCGAGCACCAAGACCGGCTGGAGCTGGCTATCCGCCAGGTCGACGCCAAGCTACTGGTCATCGACCCGATCACCGCCTACCTGTCAGAGACGATCAACACCAACAACGACGCCAGCGTCCGCCGGGCGACCACCCCACTCACCGACCTCGCGCAGCGCACCGGCACCGCCATCCTGCTGGTGCGCCACCTCAACAAATCCGGCGAGCTGAAAGCCAAGTACCGCGGTGGCGGCTCCATCGCCTTCACCGGCGCCGCCCGCGCGGTCTTGGTGGTCGAGGAGCACCCCGAGCAGCCCGGCCTGCTGGTGCTCGCCAGGGTGAAGAACAACCTCGCCAAGACCATCCCCGGCATCGGCTACCGGATCGCCTCCGACGACCTGTACGAGTGCCCAGTAATCGCCTGGCAGGGCATCGTCCACATCGACGCCGACACCCTGCTGCGCGGCCATGACAGCCGCCGGGATGCCGAGGCGCGCGAGGAGGCGGAGGAGCTGCTCCGCGACCTCCTCAGCGACGGACCCGTGCCGGTCGCCGACGCCAAGAAGCTCCTCACCGAGGCCGGGATCAGCGACAGCACCATCCAGCGCGCCAAGAAGCGGCTGCGCATCGTGTCGGTTCGCGAACGGAACGAGCAAGGCAAGACGACCGGATGGACGTGGCAGCTCCCGACCGACGACGACGAGCTGCCCGAAGCCGACAGGGAGGAATCACGATGACCCGCCCAGCCAGGTGCTCACCCTCTCTATCCGCGGATCGTGAGTATCTGGGAACACCTGGAGCCACGTGCTCCCAGATGCTCACGATCTGGAAGCCGCAAACGGTGAGAGCCACCGTGGTGGTGGCTCTCACCGGTGTTGTTGGCTACTTCAGCGAGTCCAGGAAGTCGGCGTCTGTCTCGTATCGCCTTACCTCGCCCCGCCGGATCTGCTCGGTGGCCTCACGCTCACCGGCCTGCCACTCAGGGGTCCAGAACCATGCCTGGGCTCGGGCGATAGTCGCCAGCGGCCGGAGGATCACCTCGCCGTTCTCTGTCACTTCGGCCTCGATCAGATCCCCCTCCTGGAGCTTGGCGGCCTTACGAACGTCGTCTGGCAGGGTGAGCTGCCCCTTCGCTCGAAGGGTCGTGCGGGCCATCTCATCCGCCTCCCCTCTTGTGTCCGCCCCAGCCGCAACCGCCATAGACCCCTTTGACCTCGCTTTCACCTGTTGGCGCGTGGTTCGCACATTCCGTTCCCAGTGTAGGGCATCCCTTACAGTAAAGAGGAGAGTTGCAAAAATGGCAAGTCGTATAGGTTGTTCGTCTGAAAGTCGGATCTTCCCATGGTATGATCCCCAGCGCCTCCCGTTGGCCACCCCCCATGGATGGACTGATGCCGACCTACGACGTGACCCCGCGCTTCGAGCAGGATTACGCGCGACTCTCCGCCGACGACCGGGCGCGCTTCCGGCGGGCCGTGGAGAAGTTCATCAAGGATCGCAGGCGCGGTCAGGGCTTCCGCCCAGGCCTCCGAGTCAGAGGAGTTCAAGGCGCTCCGGGGATCTTTGAGATGACCTGGGCTCCGGACGGTCGGGCAACCTTCGAGTACGGCGACCCGATCAATCCGGGCGAGGCGCATGTGGTCTGGCGCCGGGTCGGCAGCCACGGCATCCTGGCCAACCCCTAAGTTGAGAGGATCCCATGAGCGAGTACGCACACCACATCTCGGGCGCATCGTCTGGGCTGACCGACCGCGAGCGGTCCCTGATCATGCGGCTGGCCATCGGCAACCTGGCCCAGCAGACCAGCGCCGACGAGCAGACGGCCGCCGACGCGCTCGACCACTTCACCGAGCGCGGCGAGGTCACCATCGAGGGCGACGCCAAGGACGTGTACCTGAAGGTCGTCGGTCACGTCCATATCCACGCCGAGCGCGCCTGGCTGCGCTGGGCCGCCTTCCACGAGCGGGCCGCCAGCAACTAGGCCGCCGCAGACGCATGGCCCCGGTTCGCCTGGTGCCGCCCTTGCGGGCCGGGGACCATGCCCCCGTGGGGTATCATCTGCGACGAGGGCGGCACCCTTGACGGTTGGAGGCCGCCCGATGCCCCTACTCGACGAGCTGCGCCAGCGGCGCACCAGCGCCCGCGGGGCCGCCGACGCCATCTTGACTCGCGCCGCCGACGAGCAGCGCGACCTGTCGGCCGACGAGCTGCGCGACTACCAGGCCCGGGTGGTCGAGCAGCGCGAGGCCGACGACGCCATCGAGGCCGAGCGCGACCGCGAGGTGGCCGAGCTGCGCGCCGCGGCCACCCGCCGGCCGACGGGCCCGGCCGTGCCGCACGAGCCGGTGCTGACGCGCGAGCAGTCGGTCTACGACTGGTGCCAGCAGCGCGGCATGTTCGAGCCGGTCGACGGCGACCGGCCGCCCAGCTTCGACCGCTACCTACGCGGCATCGTCACCGGCAACTGGGATGGCGCCGAGCAGGAACGGGCGATGAGCGAGGGCACGCTGACGGCCGGCGGCCACCTGGTCCCGACGCCGCTGTCGAGTAGGGTCATCGACCTGGCCCGCAACGCGATGGTGACCAACCGGGCCGGCATCACCACGGTGCCGATGAGTACCGCCACCCTGAAGCTGGCCAGGCTGACCGGCGAGGGCACGCCCGGCTGGAAGAGCGAGAACGCGGCCATCACCGCCAACGCCGACCTGAGCTTCGACAGCGTGACCTTCACCGCGCGGACGCTCACCCGCGTCGTGACGCTGTCGGTCGAGCTGTTCCAGGACGCCGACCCGTCCAGCGAAGATGTCATCGCCCGGTCGTTCGCGGCGCAGCTCGCGCTGGAGGTCGACCGGGCCGTGCTGCGCGGCAGCGGCACCGCGCCCGAGCCGCGCGGCATCCTGAACACGTCGGGCATCACCACGACCACGCACGGCGCCAACGGCGCCACCATCGCCAACTACGACTTCTGGCTCGACGCCGTGGGCACCGTCCGCAACTCGAACTTCGAGCCCAACACTCAGGTTCAGGCGCCGAGGTCGGCCACGTCGCTGTCCAAGCTCAAGGACACCACCAACGCCTACCTGGCGCCACCGGCCGCGCTGGCAGGCATCCCGCGGCTGAACACCAAGACGGTGCCTATCAACCTGACGGTCGGCACGAGCACGGACTGCTCGGAGCTGTACACCGGCCAGTGGGACCAGTGCATGCTGGGCGTCCGCACCGACTTCCAACTGCTGTTCCTGCGCGAGCGCTCCGTCGCCGACAACCTGCAATACGCCTTCCTGGCCTACCTGCGCGCCGACGTGCAGCTCGCGCAGCCGGCCGCGTTCAACGTCGACACCGGAGTCCGCGGCTGATGGCCGACGAGCCCGAGCGGGCCGGCGAAGACCTGCTCATCGAACGCGCCGACCTGGGCCCAGGCGCCGCAACGCTCGTCGCCAAGGGCGACGTCATCCCGCCCGAGCTGGCCGCACTTCCCCGGCGGCCACGCTCGGGCGAGCAGCCGGCCAAGCCGCGACGGCGGTAGCTCATGGCCTGGTGGTGGCCCTGGCGTCGCGTCGAGCAGCGCGAGGCCATGACGCTCGAACAGCTGCTCGCCGACCAGGGCACGCCCACGGCGGCCGGCGAGGCGGTCACGACTGACCGGGCGCTGCGGCTGTCGACGGTGTGGGCGTGCGTGCGGTTGCTGGCCGACTCGGTATCGACGCTGCCGCTGGACGTGTACCGCGGCGGCGAGCGCACCCCGCTGGCAACGCCGCCCGCGCTGCTGCAGCGGCCATCGGCCGACTTCGAGCCGGCCGACTGGCTGTACGCCGTCATGGCGTCGCTGCTGGTGCGCGGCAACGCCTACGGGCTCATCACCGCCCGCTCGGGCGCGGGCATGACGGCGGCGCAGGTCGACCTGGTGCATCCCGACCGCATGGGCGTGACCGTCAACGGCGAGGGCCGCATCACCTACCGGCTGCTCGGCGACGAGCTGGACCCGGCCGACGTGTGGCACGTGCGCGCCTATGTGTTTCCCGGCGTGCCGGTAGGACTGTCGCCGGTCGAGTATGCGCGGGAGACCATCGGGCTCGGGCTGGCCGCCGAGCGCTACGGCGCCCGCTTCTTCGGCGACTCGGCCATCCCGTCCGGCGTGCTGAGCAGCGAGCAGCGCATCGGGCCCGAGCAGGCCACCACGCTGCAAGAGCGCTGGGACGCCCGCCACAAGGGCAAGCGGCGCATCGCCGTGCTCGGCGACGGCGCCCGCTTCCAGCCGGTCACCATCCCCAACGACCAGGCGCAGTGGATAGAGAGTCAGCAGTTCAACGTCAACGCCATCGCGCGCATCTTCGGCGTGCCCGGCGAGATGGTCGGCGGCCAGACCGCCGGGCCGCTGGCCTACACGTCGCCCGAGCAGCGCGGCGAAGACTTCCTGACCTACTCGGTTCGGCCGTGGCTGCTGCGCGTCGAGCGCGCCGTCTCGCGGCTGCTGCCACGCACCCAACAGGCCAAGTTCAACGCGGGCGGGTTCGTGCGGGTCGCGCTCAAGGACCGCTACGAAGCCCACCGCATCGGCATCGAAGCCGGGTTCCTGACCCGCAACGAGGCGCGCGAGCTGGAAGACCGGCCGCCGCTGCCGGAAGGTGGTGCTGTCGCATGAAGCTAGAGACCCGAGCGTTCGCCGCCGAGGTCGAGCTGCGCGGCGACGACCAGCGCACGCTGGTCGGCGTGGCCGTGCCCTACGGCGTCGAGGCGCGCATCGGCCCGCGGCTGGTGGAGATGTTCACCCGTGGCGCATTCGCCACCACCGACGCGGCCGAGGTGGTGCTGACCGTGCCGCACCCGCGCGACAACGCCCAGCTTCCCATCGGCCGCACGCTCGCGTTGCGCGACGAGCCCGACGGCTTGCATGGCGAGTGGTACGTGCCCGCCACCCGCGACGGCGACGAAGTGCTCGCGCTGGCCGCGGCCGGCGTGCCATTGGGACTGTCCATCGGGTTCGTGCCGCTGCCGGGCGGGTCGCGCTACAGCGACGGCGGCCGCCGGGTCGAGCGACGCGCCGCCCTGCTCGACCACGTGGCCGTCGTGCGGCGGCCCGCCTACGCGGGCGCCCGCGTCGCCGCCCTGCGCGACGCCGACGATACGCGAGGGCTGCCGTTGCTGACCCGCATCGCCATCATGCGGGCCCGTGGGTAGCCTGCGCCGCGCGTGCCTGGGCTGCGGCAAGCTCGGCCGCTGGCGCCACCGCTGCCCGCGCTGCCGGGCCGAGGTCGAGCGCCGCAAGGCTGCGGCCCGGCCCGAGCAGAAGACGGCCGCTGAGACCAGGCGACGCCGCGAGGCCGTAGCCGCCCACCGCGCCCGCGTCGGCGACTGGTGCCCCGGCGTGCCCGAGCTCGGCCGGCCCGCCCACCCGGCCGCCAACCTGAGCGCCGACCACGTGGTCGAGGTCGCCGCTGGCGGGCCCGAGTCCGGCCCGCTGGTGGTGCGCTGCGTGCCGTGCAACAGCGCCAGGTCGGCGAACGTGCGGCGAACCTTTGCCCGGGCGACCGCTGCGTCCCCGCGCCCCTCGAACTTTCCGACACACACCGGCGACGGGCCGGTGGTCGCGTGAAGGCCGGGCCGCTAGTCGGAGAGCAGCCGCGAGAACTCGCGAAGGATGTCTCCAGCCTTCTTCCGAAGCTCGTCGTCGGTTGTGGCGCCCTGTGCACTGGCAAGCGTCAACACCAGCCACGAACTCAGGTTGAGCAGGCCGACGATGATATTGGTTGGACCCAGCCGGCTCGGGTCGGTTTCGCGGTTGGCGATGTGGTCGATGGCGCGTTGTCGGTCCTGCTCCAGCCACAGGGTCAGGTACTCGACAGCGACTCGGGTGGCGGCTGCGGGGTTGGTCTCGTCCATGGCGCCAGGATATGCCGATGAAGGCCGGGCCAAAGGGTCAGATCACCGCCCAGCCGCTGGACCTTCGCCGGCTCCCCAAGCGCGGCGGATCCCGTGCCGTGGCGTTCATCGAGCGCCACGGCACCGTCCCCAAGGGTACCGGGGCCCGCCGACGGCTGCGGCTGCGCCCCTGGCAGCGCCAGATCGTCCACGGGCTGCTGGACGAGCCCAGACCGCGCCAAGGGCTGGTCTCGATCCCCGCCGGGAACGGCAAGAGCACCCTGGCCGCCGCCCTGGGGCTGTATGGGCTGCTGGCCGACCGGACCGAGGGCGCCCAGGTCATCTGTGTCGCCTCCGACGAGCGGCAGGCCCGGATCATCCTCAACACCGCCCGCCGCATGGTGGAGCTCGACCCGGCGCTGTATGACCGCGTGCAGGTGTTCAAGGACCACCTGTTGGAGCCGCACACCGACTCGACCCTGTTCGCGTTGCCGGCCGACCCGGGCGCGCTGCAAGGGTGGGACCCGTCGCTTGCGATCGTGGATGAGCTGCATGTGGTCACCGATGACACCTTCGAGGCGATGGCCGCCCGGGCCGGCAAGCGCGAACGGAGCCTGTTGCTGGCGATCTCGACACCGCCGAAGGTGGGCGACGACGGCGTGATGCGGCGCCTGGTCGACCACGGCCGCGCCAGCGCCGACCCGTCGTTCTTCTTCCGCGAGTTCGCCGCCCCCTCGGGCTGCGCGCTCGACGACGAGGCCGCCTGGGCGGTCGCCAATCCCGCGCTTGATGACTTCCTGCACCGCGACGCGCTGCGCGCGACCCTGCCGCCGAAGATGCGCGAGAACGCGTTCCGCCGCTACCGGCTCGGCCAGTGGGTCACCCTCGACGGCGCGTGGCTGCCCGATGGCGCCTGGGAGCGCTGCGCCGACCCGGGCCGGGCCATCTCGGACGGCGCCGACGTGGCGCTCGGGTTCGATGGGTCGTTCTCGGGTGACTGCACCGCCCTGGTCGCCGTGACCGTCGAGGCCCGCCCGCATGTCCATCTGGTCGAGCTGTGGGAGGCCCCAGAGGGCAGTAGGGACTGGCGCGTGCCGGTGGTCGAGGTCGAGGACGCCATACGGGCCGCCTGCCGGCGCTGGCGGGTGCTGGAGGTCGCCGCCGACCCCTACCGCTGGCAACGCTCCCTCGAGTTGCTCGACGGCGAGGGCATCCCGGTCGGCGAGTTCCCGCAGTCACCCGCCCGGATGGGCCCGGCCACGGCCCGGTTCTACGCGGCCGTGGTCGACCGGCTGCTGTCCCACGACGGGTCGAGCGCGCTGGCCCGCCACGTCGCCAACGCCATCCTGAAGGAAGACAGCCGCGGCGCCCGGCTCGCCAAGGAACACAAGGACTCCAAGCGCCGCATCGACGCCGCGGTGGCCGCCGTGATGGCGCACGACCGGGCCGCGGTGCTGGCCGGCGCCCGCGAGCCCAGCATCTACATCTGAATCTGACCGATTTCTTAACCCTTAGGTCGCCTTGTAGGAGCGGCCCTCGGCCCGGTTGCGGATCTGCACCACCGCCTCGGCGCCCATCTCATCGAGCACGAAGATCAGACACGACAGCATGAGCTGGGCGTCGAACTGGTCCTGGGGATCCTCGCCGGCCAAGCGCTGGACCGCCTCGAAGCGCTCCTCGTCGTCTGCGTAGCGGCGGCTGAGCGCGATCTTGCTGGCCTCGGTGATCAACTGGTCGCGGGTCCAAGGAGAGATTCGCGGCCTGGGAGGCTTCGAGGGCGGCGGCCGGTCGTTCGCCCAGGCGGAGAGCCGCTGGACCCAGTAGGGCGGCGGCGGTGGCGGTGCGTTCACGCGCTTCCACCAGCGCCGGACAGCCCACCACCAGTCGACCAGATCCGCCATTCCCGACCAGCTCCCC